TTTGAATGTCGAGCAAGCCATTGTTTACCTTAAGAATAACTCTAATTCTGGTTTACCTTTCTATGTTAAGAAAGTAAGTGTTAAGAGTTCACTCTTGTCTGAAAAGATATTCGCAGACTTGATTGCTAGGAGGGATCCCTGTGTTTTGTTCACTAGAACTCAAGAGAATAAGAAAACACGTACCGTTTGGGGCTATCCAATAGCGGACACGCTAAGGGAAATGTTATTCTATAGACCTGTTCTCGAAATACAGAAACACTTAAAGTGGCGTGCTGCACTTAACACACCTGAGGACGTTGATAGGGGTGTAACTGACATAATTAACACGGCAATGAAATCGAACCTTGGGATTTTATCCATTGACTTCTCAGCTTATGACGCATCAGTTAAATCTGGATTACAGAGATCTGCGTGGAAATACATTAAGTCGATGTATCAGAAGCAGTTTCATCAAACAATTGACGAGATTGCTGAAAGGTTTCTTACTATAGGTTTAATTACACCAGATGGTATCATGTCTGGCCCACATGGTGTACCTAGCGGATCTACTTTTACTAATGAGGTTGATTCGATCGTCCAATACTTGGTGGCTTACGCCTGCCGTGATATCGTTCATATCGACAAATGTCAAATCCAGGGAGACGACGGCTTATACATAGTTACTGACCCTGTGCGTGTGTCTACACACTTTAAGAACTATGGGCTCAGCGTAAATTTGGACAAAAGTATATATGCTGTTGACCACGCTATATACTTACAATCATTATTTCACAATGATTATAGAGCCAGTAATGGTTTAATTAGTGGCATATACCCTACATACAGAGCTCTTTGCAGGATTATGTTTCTTGAAAGGTTCGAAGATTTTGAAAAGGATGATATTAGTGGTCGCGATTATTTTGCGATACGGACCATCTCCATTTTGGAGAATTGTAAGCACCATCCTTTATTTAGGGAACTTGTACTGTATGTGTTATCCCTAGACAAATATAAACTACAGGTGAGCGACCAAGGTTTGTTCAATTATGTTAAGAGATTGGATAGACAAGAGGGTAAAGATGTTTCTTTTAGAGAATGGTCTTATGGTGAAGATGTTAGAGGTATAAAGAACTTTGAAGCATATAAGATAATATCTGAGAACGTATAATGTACTCGCAGCGCACTTTCGTG